CAACTACATAAGTTCCTGTTTGAAAAGACTTTACCCAAAAAGATAAGTTCATTGTTTGTGCTGATGCTGTACCTTTGCGCAGTGCTTGAAGGTTTTGCGCTTCTATCTTTTGAGAAATAAAACAAAAATCACCAGCAGCAGGTGAAGCATCAGCAGTTGTACAAGCCATCTTGAATGAATTAACAAAGCCCGAACCTGTTGGTACATCAGCAATAGTTGTCTGTGTCCATGTGCCTAGTGAACTGCAATTCATGCCCCATCTATCAGCAGTGCTATATGCAGTACCAGTCAAACCTGTAACGGCTGTGCCAACTGCTGAACGCTGGCTGACCTGCATGGCACCATTGATAAGCAGATTGCCCGACGAAGAACCAGTGAACAAAACAGCATCAACTTGGTCGGCAAGTGACCGCATTGCTGTTGCACCATCGGTTACATAATCTGTTGATGATGGATACGGGATTGCAAAGTTTGTAGTCGTGCCTGCCATTATTGCTTCCTCACAAGATTGTCCATATCAGATTACTCCATGATAGACCAGCAGGTACGCTTTCCCAAGTGAGTGTCGGCGTTACGCCATTCCAAGGTTGTGAATAGCCAACTGGAGAAAAGTGCAAGTCAATGTGATGCGTCTGTGGTGTGATGTGATGCTCAATGCCTTCAACATAAAGGTTCTTGCGCACCGATGATGGTGTCCCATACTTAAAAGTTTTAGTTACGCCTATGAAACTACCTATCTCTAATGCTGCAACTTGCAAGCGTTGCGCATCTGTTAAGGCGTGCATGTTGATTGATAAGCCTGTGAACCAGTAGTTGGGGTCTGCACGCAAAAGGTATTCAGCAAGAAGCAGCGCATCAGCGTTTGTTAATAACGGGCTATCAGTAATGACAATGCTCTGAACGCCATAGTTGTCTTGCGATGTTGTGTCGGTGCTCTGTTGGTCTGTTGGTGTCGGCTGCGATGGGTTTGGCGCAACAATAATGGTGACATCGTTAAGAATGCTGTCGGGACGAATTGATTGCGCTCGTACTACGCTATCAGCCATGTTGATACCTATTCATAAATAACTTCTAGCGACTCATACGGAATGGCTGTACCACTGTCATTAAACAATACCGTTGGTGATGCCTCTGTGCTGTTTGGTGTGCGTGCTTCCCAATTCAACGCGCCATTGCGGTCAATATACAAACGACCCTGCTCGGCTTCCTCAATAAGGTTGTTGAAGTATGCCAATGGTGTTTGTGTAGCAATAGCAAGGTTAGACAAGTTGGCAACGCCTGTAGCAATGATTGGTGCAGGTATTGATGGGTAGCCAACTTCGGGTAAGCCAAGTATGCGGTCTACGCGTGCGCCTGATTTTTCTGCGGGTGGCGTGAACCCATTTATTGTTGTTGTTGATAGGTTGAGAAATGCGTCAGCGCAACGCACAGTCACAATGTTGTGCCCGTCAATACCAAACTGCGAGTCGTACCCCACAATAAAACCAGTGAACAAGTATTCGCCGTTCCTGCTGATGCGTACTTGTCGGCGTGGCTCGAAGCCTAAACGCCCTCGGTCTGCATTCCAGTAAGGGCTTGCGCTATTTGCCACACTGAACTTATCTTGTCCTAGCAGGTCGTCAATAATAATTGTGCATGTCGCAGCGCCAAACTGTGCGTCTTGGCTGTCTCTGCCTCGCTTAATGGTGCATGCTGTTACATACGCGGTCACATCAAAGAAGGTTGTAGAGCCTTCTAGGTAATCCTCATCAAGTATGCCAAGCCCATCATCGTCAAGAGTAAAAACATTTTGATAGAACCCTGCATCAAGTTCAACCATGTATGTGCCAAGTGACGATAGACCGCCCATTACGCCACCTGAATGTTTATTGCACCTGAGCGCCTATTGAACTTGCGCAACTCTCCAACTAGCAAGTCAGGCAGTGTTGCATCAGCAATCTTGCTGTTGATAGTGATGTTGTAAATGTCACCATTAGCCAATTCGTTGTTGGGTTTGATGCTGCCGTTTTGTGATGGGATAAACAACTCGCGCCCACGCTCGCCAACTATGTAAGGCGTACCAGCAAACACACTGCCACCAACAGCCTTTCCTTTGGGTGCCTTCTTAGTTTTCTTTGGCATCTTGATACCTGTTTGCTTTACAGCAGTCGCAATCTGTTTGGCATCAACACCTGTCTTGGCAGCGCTCAGTTCGCGTTCTGCTTGTGCCAGTTGCAGTTTGGCATCTTTCTCGTTAAGTACAGCCTCAGTAACGCCATCACGCGCATCAATCTCAGCCTGTGCAGCGTCTGCTACACCTTTGGCAGCATCTTTCTCATCTGCCTTTGCTTGGTTAAGTAAATCAAGAGCCTCGTTGTATGCCGTTGTGCCTACAGCAGCGCCATTGATTTGCTCGTTCAGCAATGTTTGTGCAGTTGTGATTGCGGCTGTTGCGTCTTTCTGTGCCTGCTGCTTCTCTGTCAAGTCAAGTTCAGCCTGCGTCAATACCTCTTGCGCGTCAATAAGTGCTTGTGGGTCTGCAGCCTTTTGTGATGCAGCCAAAGCGTCTGTGGCATCGGTCAGCCCGTAGCGAGCATTGCGCAAGTCAATTTCAGCAAGCGCAATGTCTTTCTGCTTGCCAGTTGCCTGTGCCTCTGCCAGTGCAGCCTCCGCATCAGATACGCGGTATGTTGCCTCTGTGATTGCGTCTTGACCCTCTTGCAATGTGCGCGGGTCTGCAGCCTTTTGCAGGTCAGCCAACTTGCGTTGCGCGTCTGCCACTGACTGTTGTGCGTCTGCTAATGCAATGCTGGCACGCGTGCCATCTCGTTGTGCTTGTGCAAAGACGCGTTGAGCGTCTGCTGCTTGCTTGCTTGCTGCGCCATAGCCAGTAGTGACTTGATTGAAATGTGTTTGCGCTTTAGTTGTTGCAGCCTGTGAGGCAGCCAGTTTGGCATTGGCATCTGTTGTGCCTTGTATTGCTGCCGTCAATGTGCGGTTGGCTGTCTCAATACCCTTTGTGGCTGACGCTAATTGTTTTGCTTCCGACCCATAACCTTTAAGTGCAGCAGTGAATTTCTCAAACTTTGTTTTGGCAGTCTCTACAGTTGTAGCACCCGTGTTTATATCTGTGCCTGCTGTGATACCTATTTTGCCTAACAACGCCATTGTGGCAGCAGTGTTGGTTGCCTCTCCACGCGCTATAACAGCCATGCGAGCAAACTCTGACAAACCAAACGACATTGACCCACCAGCAGATGTTGTTGCTGTTGCAGCCACGCCAATTGCTTTGGCGTATGCATCCATTTTGTTTAGTGTTGTGCCTGTTGTTGCATCAAGAACTTTAAGTGCATCAACATAAGGCTTAAACTTGCCAGTGCCTTTAGTTGTGTACTCGGTTACATCAGCCATGCTGATACCCATGTCGCCTAGCGAGGCAACAGCAATTTTCATCTGCGAGTTATTCTTAGTTAATTCCTTGAACGCATCGCTCTGCGCTGTACCCTCTGCCAAAAGCGCATTAGTGAACTCAAGGGTCTTTTGTGCTGCTTTGGCTTTCTGTCCTGCGTATGTTCCGTACAAGATTGCTGCAACAGATAGCAAGGCTGTTACTCCACCTGCTGCAAGCATGGCAATCTTTGCTGCACCAATGCGCGCAATCAATACAGACATTGCACCACTTGAAACAGTTGTGATGATATTAAGTGCGCCCATGATTGCTGTATAGGTAATGGTGGCAACTCGTAATGCTGCAAACCCTGCAACTAAACCAGTGATGAGTTTGCCCATTGTGCCAAGTCTGCCAATGCCATTAACAACACTGCCAACAAGGTAATTAACGCCAGCGCCTACACCTTGCGAACCAATGATGGCAGCAAAGTTCTCAAAGACAGGCAAGATGTTATCCATTACAAATTGACTAGCGCTTTCAAGCACAGGTAACAACAACCCACCAAGAGTCTCTGCAACATTGCCTACGGCTACTTTCATGCGGTCAAAGTCTGTTGCTGATGCAGCAGCCGTGCCACCTACTTGCGACTCAACTTCTTTAAGAATAAGTTTCTGTGCATCAAGTACCTTGCCAGTATCAACCAATGTTTTAATTTGGTCTTTCTGTGCTTGCGTAAAATCAACGCCTGCTTTTTTCAATGCTGTTACACCCTTTACAGGGTCTGACAATGCTTTACCAAGTTGTACTGCTGCTGCGTCTGCACTGCCGAACACATTGCCAAGGTCAAGCGCTGCCTGCACTGCACGGTCAAAGACTTGATTGCCTTTGCCTGTTTCGTTACGCACAGCCTTAAAAGTCAGCAACAGGTTGGCTGATGTTTGGATTAACTCATCATCAACGCCTGTTTGCTTGCTTAACTTGTCAGATAACTTTCCAACTTGTTCTGCTGTTATTCCAGCAGCGCCACCAGTAGCAGTGACGATGGCTTGTGTTTGTTTCATTACCTTCTGTGACTCAAGGGCAGCATCAACAAGACCTTTGCCAATAACACCTACTGCAACACTGCCAATGGCAGCCATCTTGCCGAAGGCTTTGGCAAACTTGGTAGCGCCAGCATCAACAGTCTGTAGTGCTGTACCTGCCTTGCCACTTGCGCTATCCAGTTTCTTGAAATCAAGAATTGCTTTAGTGATACCTTTACTGTCAAAGGTTGTAATGATGGGTACTGAAATTGCCATAACTACCTACCAAACTGTCCAAGGCTGTTGCGCCCCTGCGTCTTAGTGAATGCGCTCTGCGCCTCGCGCTTACTGATACTGGCTTCAAGTTCGTGATTGATTTTGACCTCTACTTGGGCAACAGCATCAGCAACATTCTTTTCAACCAAGTGCAGATTACGGGTAACAGTTTTCCACATAACGCGCGATGCATTGCCGTAACCTTCTTTCTTGAGGTTTGCGACAAAGGTGTTGCCTGTAGTGCGTTGGTTCTGTGCCATGTCAAAAACCATAGCGGCACCATTGCGTTGTTGTATGCGCACGATTGGCCATGAGTTTGTGTATGCGTTCTTCCGCCCACCAACCTTTGCACTAACACCTCTGCGTACCTGTGCAATCTTGTAAGTAGGGAATGGTCCACCTTTACGCTTGCTGTTGATGGTTGGCTTCATAAAGCCCGACAAGACCGTAGGTGGGAAAGCGCCTTGCACAACACTGACAAGTGGCTTAGATACTTTGACTATTTCTTTTGTTGTTTTTTTATACAGGTCGCGGTCAAGATACATCAAGGTCTGCAACGCAGGTTTCAATCCATGCACTTGCATTCCGACTCTTAGTGTTCCTGCCATGCTTGCAATCTACTTCACTCTGTTTGGTTGTTTAAGTCGCCATTGAGCAACTTGTATCATCGCGTCAAGCATCTCCTCGGATTCACTCAGCAACACTTGTGGCGTGATACCTGACTCAAGAGCCAGCCACGCAATTAACCAAGTGGCTGAGTCGTTACCAAAGGGTCTGCACCAACTGCATCTTCTTCATCTTCTTTGATGCTGATTTCAGAAACGAAGTTAATCCAGTCGGGGTCAAAAGGTTGCTGCGTTACTTTGTTGCGTTTCTCGCTGTGCCATGCAAGCCAAGCCAAGTCTGTCAGGCGTAGTTCCTGCTCAAACTTTGTAACACTGCGGTTCCATGTGCGTTCAAACGCTACAAAGTCTGCAAACACGGCTGCCACATTTTTCTTGCTGCCGTCCGTGTACTCAATTGTCATTTCAATTTTCATCGCTGCTCTCTAACTGTTGTGTTTATGAAGTTGCCTTTACCAGTGTGCCACCAGTGAAGGTTAAAGATGTCATTGCAAGTTCGCCTACAGCGCCTGCCACAGGTGTGTGAGAGGCAAGGAATGTGCTTGACATGGTGTAAGACGGGTTGGTTGCGCTTGTGGTTGAACCGTTTGGCTTAATAATGACAGTGGTGGTCGTGCCAACAAGTGGGTAGATAAGCGCTTCAATGCTTGTTGATGGCGAGGCTGATGGAATGGTTGTTGCAAAGTCTTGCATCAATGACATCTCAATAGAGTTGTTCTGCAATCCACCAGTGAACTTGTGCCCTGAGTCTCCGAACGCTGTGACTTCAACGCTGTCAGCCTCGTAGTTGATAGTGACACTGTTGGCGTGGTCTGCCAATGAGATGCCACCAACCGAGATGAATGCATTTGTTAGAACTATTACAGCCATGATTACTCCTTATGACTTAACAAGTGTGCCACCAGTGAAGGTGAGCGATGTGGTTGCAAGTTCGCCAATTGCGCCTGCGACTGGAGTGTGTGAGGCAAGGAACGCGTTACTGATTGTGTAAGTTGGGTTCGTTGCGCTGCCAGCAGCAGAGGTTGGTTTGATGACCAATGTGGTTGTTGTGCCAACAAGTGGATAGACAGTTGCTTCAACATTTGATGTAGCAAAGTCTTGCATCAAAGATACTTCAACGCTGTTGTTCTGCAACCCACCAGTGAAGGTGTGTCCACCCGAACCAAATGCTGTTACCTCAACGCTGTCTTTTTCATAGTTGATAGTTACTGATGTGGCATGGTCTGCCAATGCAACTGAGTTGATTGAGATTGTTGCGTCTGTTAAAACTAAAACTGCCATGATTACTTTTCCTCGGTCTTGTTGCTCTTAGTTACTACGGCTTCAATGTGACCGCCATCAACCAACGCCAAAAGGTTATCAGGCGATATGTCAGTGGGCGTGATGAATGCGCCAAGTTCTCCAAGCGTGCATCTGTCGCTCAAGATTTTGTATTGCTGTGCCACAGTGGTTCCTATCCGTGAGTGGTGAGATTGAATTGTATTTGCAAATACTCTGCATCTGCGTTGGTCAGACTTGTAACATCTGCTGCCGTTGAAAGTATCAGAGTCTGTACTACGCCACCTAGCGTTCTGTCATTTTCTAATGCAGCGCGAACACTTTTTGCGCCAGTGGCGCTCAGGTAGTCATCAAGCAATGCAAACGCTGTGCGGTCTGTGTAGCGCCCTACAACGATATGAATGACCCAATCCATTTGCTGTACGCCTAGTGCCATAGTCCTGTGGTACTGCACTTGCGTTAATTCAGGGTAAGCAGTTGGTGGGTTGAGTTGGTCAGGTTGGTAAGCAAAGGTACGCAGACCGTTGATAGTTGCTAGTGCTGCTTTGATGCCACCTGCGATAGAGGCAACGCCTGCTGCCATTACGCCACTCCGATGATACGGAACGGCTGCACCAAGTCGCGCACATCAGGGTCTACAGCGCGTACCTGTATTGCCATATCGGCAAACCCAACCACGCCTAGTGCAGCGTTGTAACGCGCAAACCCACGCATGGCAAGCAGAATAGTGGCTTCTCTAATGTCATCGGGTACTGCATCAAAGCCCCAATACGCAGTGATTTCAACAAGTGCTTTACTTGGCTGCGTTATTAGCGGAAATGTTTTGCCACCAATAGCAATAACACGGTTGAAAGGTATGCCACGCAAGGGCGCATCTAATGGCTCAAGTTGGTAGTCCACACCTTGTGTCCATGTTGTTTCAAATGTGCCATCAGCATTGTCGTCAGTCTTAACAACAACAGTGGTATTGGCAATGTCTCTTGTTGGCACATTGTAAGAGTCAAGCGCATACATCTTTATGGCTGTGCTTGCTGTCTTGTAGAACCAGCGCCCTGTCATGCCGTCAATACGCCTAGAAGCGCCCTCAATGGCGTTCTCAAGCAGCGTGTCATCTACAGAGTCTGTAAGTCGCAGGGCTGCCTTTACCTCAGCCAACGAGCAATAGCCGTTGGTGATTGCCATGTTAAGCCTTCTTGGCTGTGCGCTTAGTAACGACTGGTGCTACAGCGCGTTCTTCATCGGGTACTGCTGTAGCAGTTTCTGTGGTCATGTACTTGTGTTCATAACCGAGTTCGCGCAAGGCTTCATCAACAGCCTTAACACGGTTTGGCAAATTGCGCTTTTCGTATCCAGCGCGTTCTACCAAAAGGGATTGAATTAGTTTGCTCATAAGACTCCTTGGTTATAGGTGGGGCGCACATCGTGTATGCGCCCCACCCTCAACCTAGTTGATACTAGAAGGTAGGTGTTACCAAGCCAGTGCCGTTGATTTGTGCCCAAGCATTTGGGTAACGGTTTGCAGTGAATGCACTGTATCCGTACACAATCATCGTCACATCAAGTTCGGCAGCCTTTGGCTGCTCAAAGCGAAGCATCATTGGCTCGCCTGAACCTTGTTCCCACAGGTGCAACTCTTGCGAATTACCAATGTAGATGGTGTCTTGGTCGGTTCCTGAACCTTGCGCAACGCTGATGGTGGCATCAGTGTAAACAGGCAGTCCGAGAATGCTGTAACCACTGTTGCCGTACATTGGCGCACCTGAACCGTAAGCGTATGCAGGCTGACCTGAACTTGATGGTGTTGGTACTGCCAATGGGCGGCTCTGACCGTCCACTGCTGCCAAAATGAAAGCAAGTCGGCGTGGGTGCATGATGATGACATTTGGTCCAGCAAAGAAAGTTGTTTGAACCTTCTGAATTGCGTCTACCAATTTTGGATACATCTCAGCAACTGTTGGGCTGGCATCTGTGTAGGTAACTGTCTGTCCTGCGGATGCAAGAAGTTCAGCCACAACAGCAGTGTTCAAGACTGTGTGGTATGAGGACACAAGGTCTGCCATAACAAGCGAGTCAATGTTTGTGCCACGCTCTAAAGCCTGACGGGAAACATTCTGCTGACCAGCAAAGGTCTTAACGGTGAGGTCAAGTTTCGTGTCGTCCATGTTTGTTTCCTGAACAGCAGCACCTTCGGTCTGCAACGCAGTTGCGGAACCAGTAGTAACTTTGCTGATGCTCAATGTCAAACCTTCGTTTGGCAGTTGATGCTTGCGAGCAAGGTCTGCTGTTACACGCCCTGCACGGGCGAATGGTGCAGCCAAGTCAGTGAGGAATTGTGGAACCACAAGTCCTGCAAATGCTGCTGATGTCACATCACGGCGTTCAATACGCTCTTCTGCCATGTGGCGTGCAAGACGCTCAGAGGCTTGGTAGTCGTTGTTGAACTGTGCTGCATAAGCATCACGGATAAACGATGTGTCTGCTTGTGGTGCGTAAGTACGCGCCTCATGCGTGATTTTGGCAGCAACTGTGGTCTGCTTGCGCAGTTCATTTGCTTCGGCATTGCGTGCCTCAAGTTCTTGATGCTGCTTAATGCTGTCATCAAGTTCTTTTGCGGAACGGAGTGCTAGTGCAACAGTGTTGTCCTCGTCTGCGGTCAGGTCGCGTGCTTCTGCTTCTGCAGCATCTACAACAATCTGAGCCTCAGCGAGAAAGCCATTGCGCTTCTCAATAAGTTTTTCTGACATTGCCATTTGGATTATCTCCCTTGTTTGTGGCGTTTGATGGTTCCACAAGTGGGCAACCTAGTGACGAAAGGTCGGCTAGTGCTCGGCTTGCATTTTACGCAATTGAATTTGCCTCTTGCGAAGCGCTAACGATGCGATTGGTTTCACGGTATCACTTTCCGTGTTATTGCGCGAGCGCAACTCTGCAACAGTTTCCTCATAGGCAGGATAGGTGACTACAGATACATCAAAGAGTTGAACTTCTTTTAGTTCGCGCACATTACGATTTTCTGTCCATGCGTCTTTAACTGTGCGGAAGGCAAAACTCATCTGCGACACATCGCCTCTGCGTAGTGCAGACAACAGGCGTGCAGCATCGGGATTGCTTTCATCAAGTGGTGCTTCAATGCGCAAACCCAAGTCATCTTCTTCAAGCATAAGCGTGCCCGACTTAGTGCGTGCCAATGGCAAACCCTCATGGTCAATCAGTAAGCGCACATCTGCGCCATCTTTCAATGTCTTTTGGAATGCGCCTCTGCGTACATATTCTGTCCAAGGCAAAGGTTCGCTAGGGCTGTCAAAGATTGCTGCATAGCCAATAAGAGTGTTGCTGTCGCCAATGGTGCGGAGTTCAATGTTGCTGTATGCCAATGTGCGCTTGCCATCAACAGACCGACTAGCCCAACTGACATCACTACGCACATAGTCCATTTTATCTTCGGGCATGCCTGTTGCATCTTCGGGCATGTCTACAACTTCTTCTGTATCAACTTCTTCTTCCATAACTGACTCGTCATCAATTGAAATATCTACACAGATTTTCATGCCACGCTCATCAACAACACTTTCAGCAGCGTCAATAGTTGCTGCTCTATTGTCAGTTGTGTTATTCATTTCGTTCTCCAGTTGGTCAATGATGCCTTGTGCATAGTTCATAGTTTTAATTGCGCCACTTTTAGTGCCGTTGCTACCCCATAACAAATGAGCAACCACACCAGCAGTTATCTCACCCTCTTTTATATTGTCCAAGTCTGACAGGTGCCGTGCTATCCAAGGCGCAATCTTGCGCCATTTTTCTGCAGTGACTGTGCCAGCAGCCATCTTGCGTGCGTCCTCTACTGTCTGTGGGCGCACACCATCACCCGACTTGCCTTCTTCGTGCAACTTAACTCCGCGTCTAGCAGCACTACGCATATATTCAGGTGGTGACAAGTTTACGGTTTTACGCATTTCGTTACTTGAGCGCTTGCCAACTTCGCCAAGGACATCTGTGTTTGTGTTTATTGATGCTGCAATCATGTGGTCAATGGCATCTTGTTTGTTTGCATGGCAGCCAATTGTTTCATAAGTGCCACTAGGTGTTTCTTTGACAGTTGCCCACATTGTGCAATCTGTTTGTGATTGGCTAATTCCGTACGGCATCAATCCACACTTGGCGTTAGGACACGCATTGTGTTTGTTCCACTAGAGCAAATGCCATAAATAGTTTCATTAAACGGAACGCTGATTTCAATTGTTGTTCCGTTAGTCAAATGTATTCCTGTAGCAGCAGTTACATCTGAGCCACCAATATATACAGAGCCACTACCCGAGTGCAGGTAACAAATGCGTGGCTGATTATCGGCAGCGATTAACAGCGTTGCTGATGTGGTAACAGTTACTGCACTTGTTTTCATTGTGTTGTATCCGCATCTGTTCCAAGGAACGGTAGGTCAGGCGTACCAGCCATAGGCGCACCAGGCAAGTTAAGTACAAACGCATCGCCACCGTCATAAGGTTCACGGTTCTCAATATTGCGTGCCTCGTTAGGTGTAAGCGTTCCTGATGCAATTTGTACCTGTTGTGCGCGTACACGCGTTGGCAAGTCTGCACGCAAGAACTCGTCTGCGTTGAAATGTATCTCTTGTCCTGCAGGCAGCATCTCGGTGAATGTGTCCTCAAGTCTGCGCATGTACGGCAGCAAGGTATGACGCACAAAGTTGATACCAGCAGACTCAACATTCTGATAGGTCTGCGAGTCAGCGCCTGTACCACCAACAAGGTGTACTGGTATGCGATAAGCGCGTGCAATCTCGCGCACAATCTGTTCGCGATGTGCAACAGTGTCCATGTCACTAGCGCTTGCAGTAATTGGTTTCCACTTTAGACCACCTGTTAATACAGCAGGGCGACGGCGTTTGTAATGTGTATCAACCCAAGTGTCACGCAGCACTTGCGCTTGCTCTGATGTTAATTGTTGTTCTGTTTCAAGAACGCTCGAGGGGGTTGCCCCATCTCCGTAGAACTGTGCCATGAAGCGTGTGATTGAAATGTCTGTGCCAATAATGTTACGCAAACTATCAAGAGGGCTAATGCCTCGCAGTGTATTTGGAAAGATGAGCCAGTTGATTTGTTTGATTACATCTGAGCCGAATATGTCTTTGCCAATGCGGTATTCAATTTCGTTGTTGTCATTAACAGTCACAATAACTTTTGATGGGTGAATGTTGCGCAACTCTGCAGGAACAATGCCCTTGCGTGGTGCCCATATAAACGCAACGCCATGCACAGCCAATGTGGCAATTGTTTGGTGAATGAAGTCAAACATTGATTGCTCGTTGTTTGGTTGCTTAAATACCAATGGAGTATCTATGCGTGTCCATCTGTTATTGACGCGCTTGCCAACTTCAACTGGCATAGATGCAACCGAGTCTGCCAAGAGTGTTACTGCTGCTATTACTGCTGTTGATGTAAAGATGCTGTTCTCATCAACTATCTCGCCTGTGTAGTTGGCGTATGCAGGTCGTGCAGTTACTTGGTTGATGTCAATGCTTGTTGGCAGCGCTCTGCGTTCGCCTCTTAATAGGCTCATGAGTTCGCCTCACAAGCAACCACAATAAGTGTGCCTGCTGTTACCAGCGACATTGCTGGATTAAACATTGCGACTCCTATGCATGCGACCACGCCACCTAAAACTTCAATCATGATTAGAACTGTTCGCTGTTTCATTCCATCACCATACATTCTCAATCGTAGGGGCTGCTGTATTAGTTCCTCTACGCGTAGCACGGTCTATGGCAATACACATTGCAATACATGCGTCAATCTTGCGCCTTGACTTGTTCTTGCTAAGTCGCCAGCCACCATCAGTCATTCGTTGTGCAGCGCTTAACACTTGGTCTGTAAACATTGGCGACCCGTCATGAACAACTCTGTTGCTAACGATGTAGTCGTATGTGACTCCGCATGCTGGCACCATTCGTTGTGGGGACTGTGGGAACTCAAGCATTGGCAAACCATCGTCCATAAGTATTTCCGCACTGCGTTGGAAGAAGGCAGGGTCGTACGCAAACTCCTGCACATTGTAATTGAGATGCAGTTCGCGCAAGTAAGCCTCAATAGAAGCAATGTCAATACCGTCAAGGTCGGGATGCCAAATCTTGGGCAGCAAATGTACTGTCCCATCTTCCTGAGGTTGCGCAAGAACAATACCAATGCTGTCATGCTTCAACGCCATGTCAATACCAACCCACGACTCGCGCTCTTTGTCAATAGTCACGGTGCCGGCACAGCGTTCCCATGTACCAACTGGCAGCCAAGACTCCTGACTTCGCACCCACTGGTTGAGTCTGTAACGCCTAAACGCCATCTCGCTTGTTTGTCGTGCAGACACTTCCATATCTTCTTCGTCAATAAGACCAAGAGTCAGGTTGGGGTTGGCTCGGTTCCATTCGCGCCTGTCGTCAATCTTGCAGTCGGGTTTTGCTTCCCACCAATAGAACCCAAATGCGTCATCTTGTATCTCGCCTGATGCAACACTCTTGCCGTAGTTATATAACTTGCCCGCCAAACTTTCCAAGTCAAAGCCAGCAGTGGTGATGCCAATAGTGATTGGGTCTACACGCGCACCCGAACCCAATGTGAGTGCGTCCCATAGGTCGTCATTGCGCTGCACATGCAACTCGTCAAACACAACCATTGATGGGTTGAGTCCTTGCTGGAGTTTGCCATCGCTAGACAAGACTCGATACACAGCGCCAAAGCGTGGAACCTCAATTGCGTCACGGTACACATTGCACTCCGCAGATAACATTTCTGATGATTGCACTTGTTGTTTGGCTTCGTTGAACACAATGCGTGCCTGTTGTCTGTCGCCAGCAGCGCTATACACCTCAGCGCCTGCCTCACCTGCGAACAACCCGTATAGCGCAAGCGTAGAACCCATCAGGGATTTGCCTTGCTTACGGGGCAGCCCAATGTATGCGCGTCTAAAGCGCAAACGATTATCCTCGCGCCTCTCCAACAGCGCACCGAGCAACCACTGCTGCCAATCGGTAAAGACTAAAGGTTCACCAGCCCTCACGCCCTTGCTAGTGATAAGCCATTCCTTACCAAACGCACCAACCAAGTCACCATCAGTGAGTTTGTTAATACGCGGAATATAGAAAGTGGGTTTCCACTGTTGCTTAGGCTTGAGAGCGCTTCGCTGCGACTCGCTCACGGAACTCCTGTAATGCATCTGTCTTGACGCCACTCATGCCGAGTCGCGCCCTGTCGGTTGGGGTAAAGCCTAGTTGAGCCAAGTTCTGTGCAATCATTTTCTCCAACATGCGTAGCGCTGCACGCTCGCGCCACTCAAGTCCAATACGGAACATCTTGTCACGCAACAATGTGCGCTCATCTGTCTGCTCACAAACAAGCATCACAATCTCTGTATCGCTCTGCTCACGCAGCCAAGGCGAACCACTTTCCCAAATCATCTTCCACAACTGCTGCCCAGCACCAAGACCACCATTACGGCTGCTCATTAACGGGCGATGAGGTTCGGGAATACCTTTGCGTGCAGGCAACGGGGCAACGCTTGCCAACGAAGGCAACTTGCGTCCACCAGGATTTCCTGTGCGCACTTTCTGTTCAATTGGCTTTGGTTTGCGACCTGCTGTAGCCATGCCATCAACATATCACGCCTGTTGGTCATAAGCAGACCCCATTGCCAAATCGTGTTTATTTCGCTGATGCGCACGCCGTGA